CTTTGGTTGCCAAATACAATGAGACAGAAAAGGCCGTTGGCGGTGTCGGTGCATCCACGGCTAAGGCAACGCAATCCTTTGCCGACCTTCGCAAGGAACTACTTGCCAGCATTGAGGATTCACCTGCTGAGAAGTACGGCAACCTAATTACGCAGTTGAAAGACAATCTGCGTGACGCTGAGCAAACGTTCATATCCTTCAAGGATTCCGTGGTGTCATCCATCACGCAGGCATTCTCATTCGGTGACGCTTACGCAGCCGCCAAGGAATCTGGCATGACGTTCCTTCAGGCGCTCACCGATCAAGCCAACAATGCGGTGATGTTTGCTGACCGCATCAAGCAGTTGGTCATCCTTGGTCTATCGCCGGAAGCCTTGCAGCAGGTGTTGGCTGCGGGTGTCACCGCTGGCACGGGCATCGCTAACGAACTGATTGAGGGTGGTGCGACCACTATCGAGCAGACTAACCGCTTGGTGGAGACTTCAACGGCAGCCGCCGCTGAAGTCGCTGACCTGGCCGCGTCTGCCTACTACGGCGCAGGCGTCAAGAGTGCCCAAGACACGTTGGATGGTTTTGCCGCTGACCTCGGCCCTGGTGGGCCATCAAATAAGCGTATGCAGCGCATCATGGACAATCTCGCCGCATCCCTCAACCGCTCAGCAACGGTCACCGTCACCACCATTCACCGCAACGTCTACGAATCCGTGGGCCTGCCTGGTCGAGCATCAGGTGGCCCTGTGTCTGCCAACACTGCCTATGTGGTGGGCGAGCGTGGCCCTGAAGTGTTCGTGCCTGATGTCGCGGGCACGATCATCCCCAACGGCCCTGCCATGTCTAATCCTGGCGGCGGCATGGGTAGCAGCATCAACCTCACGGTCAATGCCGGAATGGGCACCAACGGTGCTGAGGTGGGCCGTCAGATTGTTGAGGCTATCAAGCGTTTTGAGCGCACTAACGGGCCTGTGTTTACGGGCGCATAAATGGCGAACATTTCTATCCCAGTTGTCACCATTTACTTCAATGGGACGGCTACTGATGTCTCCGATTCGGTAACGCAATGCACGATTCGCCGTGGGCGTTCCCGCGAGTTGGATGCGTTCACTTCTGGCGTGTGCACGTTCACGCTGCTCAATGAGGATCGCAGGTTTGATCCGTTGTATAAGGATGGCCCTTACTTTGGGCAGATTCGTCCGAGGCTTCAAGTCTCAGTGGTGTCTGAGGGAATCAGCCTGTTTGATGGTTTCATTGAGGACTGGAACTTTGATTACTCTGTCAATGGTGAGTCACGCGCGGAAGTGTCCTGCATTGATGGCTTAGCTTTGCTAAGCCAGACGGCGTTGCTGTCATATACGAACACTGAGGACACACCCGCCGAGCGCATCCAGGCGATTCTTGCCCGCGACGAGGTTTCCTATTCTGGTGACGTTGATCTTGATCCTGGCTTCAATCCGATGCAGGCCGATACAGTTGCCGATAACACAAATACGCTTAACTATTTGCAGCTAGTTCAAGACACTGATCTTGGCCGATTGTTTGTTGATGGTGCTGGTGTGCTGCGGTATAGGGATCGCACCTCGGGGATCGTGGAATCTGCGCGCGTCATTTTCGCTGACGCTAACGATGATTATGTGCAGGCGTTGGCTCTGTTGTCTGAGGCGACGTTGTGGTTTGATGCTTCTAGCCCTGAACCGTTGCGCCTTGATGATGATGCCATTGCGCAGACGATCTTGCAGGATGCGACGTTGTGGTTTGATGCGAGTGAACCGCAATATGTTGCGCCTGTTGTTTCCTTCCACGGCGTGCAAATCGAGTATGGTTCTGAGTTCCTCTATACCCGCGCCCAAGTGACGCGCGTTAATGGGGAAACGCAGACGGCAGTGAATGAATCCGCGCAAGATGTTTACGGTATCCGCACCTTGAATAAGACGGGCTTGCTGTTCCTGTCTGATGCGGAAACTGCATCGTTTACTGACTATCTGGTTGATTTATATGGCACGCCTAATGTGCGCGTTGCGGCCCACGAACTGATCCTTGAGGGTTTATCTGGCCTGCATCAGCGTTACATCAAGAGGCTAGAGATCGGTGACGTTGTGCGCACCGTGTGGACACCTAACGATACTGGTGATGCGATTGACACCGATTCAATCATTGAAGGGGTGGAGCATCAGATAACGCCAGCAACGCACCGCATCCGCTTGCAGCTCACCCCCTTCTCTCGCGCTGGCTTCATTCTTGATGATCCTAATCGTGGCCTACTTGACACTTCGGAGATGACGTACTGATGACTGATCCTCAGGTGATTATCAACCTTGGCACGGGTGGCTCTGACTTGAATGGGCAGAACGGCTCCACGACTAGCGCGGATTCTAATGACGCGCGGTTTCTGGATTGGCCTGGTGATAACGCGGGTAACTATGTGTACCTGCCAGGTGTGAGTGGCAACTATCTGAGCGTGCCGGATGAGGCGGCGCTGGACATTACCGGTGACATTGACATTCGCGTGCAGGTGGCGATGGATGATTGGATTTCGGGGGTAGGCCAATCACTTATTGGCAAATTTACTACAACAGGAAATCAACAATCCTTTCTTTTTTCTATTCACACAACCGGAGCGTTACGCTTTTATTGGAGTGAAAACGGTTCAACTTCAATAAACAAAATATCGACCGCAATTCCCTCGGTAAGTGATTTTGAGCCTTTGTGGGTGCGTGTCACGCTGGATGTAGATAATGGTGCAAGCGGCAACGACGTAAAGTTTTACACGTCGTCTGATGGTGTCACGTGGTCACAGTTGGGAAGCACGATCACAACGGCTGGTACAACGAATATTTTTGCAAGTACGGCCATTGTTGAAACTACATATAATGTGGGAACGAGTTTTGTCCCGGCTGGTAAGTTCTACCGCGCACAGATCCTTGACGGCATCGACGGCACGACGGTGCTAGACGTTGACACCTCGGTCATCTCGTCAGGTTCGGCTACGTCGTTCACCGCGCTGACGGGTCAGACGGTGACGATTAACCGCAGTACCAGCGGCAGGAAGTCGGTGGCGGTTGTGTCTCCGGTGTGGCTGTTCGGGACCGATGACTACATGGAGGTTGCGGATAACGCGCTGTTGAATGTTGGCGCGAATGATGACTTCACGTTGCTAGCGGTGACTCGCCGTTGGGCTAACGCGATCACCGGCGCGGTAGCGGCGAAACGTGAGGACGATTCGGGTGCGTCAGATGTTGGTTATTCCATAAATCATTACACTGAGTCTGGCGGTACGCAACGATTTCTCGCATATGCATCGGATGGGACAACACAAGAAGCAGAAATCTGGGATTCAAGTGTCTCGCTCGGTTCTGTTGAGTTGCTTGGCATGGTGCGTGAACGTCCAACATCGTTGGAGTATTACACGCAAGCGACGGTGGGTGCGACTGACGTGGATGACACGACCAGTTTGGCTAACTCATTTCCGTTCACAATCGGCCGACTGGATGACGGTTCGCGGGACGCAGATATGGAGTTGCTTGGCGTGATGTTTTTCCGCCGCGCTTTGTCCAGCACAGAGATCGGCCAAATACTCACGTACTACCAGAACAAGGCGGCGTGATGGGAACACTTCGATCCGCTTCCGATTGCAGCGGCTTAGTAATGAACGGGATCATTCTCGGCGTCCCGACGTTCACGGATGCACGCGACGACACGGTGACTCCTGTGCTGTTCCTATGGGACGACTCGCGCCTACCCAGCGGCGTGATCGAGGACGACGGCAGCGTGACACTAGACGAAACGGATGATGTGTAATGGCGTTCAAGACTTTCGCACCCGGTGTCCTTACCTCGTCGGACGTGAACACGTTCCTGATGCGGCAGGCAGTTATCACCTGCACGTCCAGCACGCGGCCTGCCTCGCCGTCTGAGGGTATGACAATCTACGAGACGGATACGGACGCGCTGGCAATCTACACAGGCAGCGCGTGGAAGTACCGTGGCTATTACGAGGACTACACGCCGACGGTGGGTGGCGCGTGGACGCTCGGCAACGGTGAAGTGATCGGACGGTATGCCGTCATTGGCGATGTGGTTCACCTCAAGGGTGCTCTCTATGTCGGATCGACAACTTCGCTTGCGGCATCGGGAAGCCTTGAAATCAGTTACCCAAGTGGGTTGTCACCTAGCACCGCTGGCAGCACACCTAGCGGTGCTGATTCAAGGCGAGGACAACTGGGCAGGGCCGTTAGCGCAGACGATTCTCTGGGAACATTCTTTGAGGGAGTCGTTGTTACATCCAGCCCTGTCATGCTAGTTGATCATTACGTCGTGTCTGCTTACGCCAGCATTATTGGCCGAGCGCAGATGTCATCTACACAGATGCCATTTACGGTCGCTACTGGCGATTATGTTCGATGGTCAGCAACTTACGAGGCGGCATAAATGGACACATGGGAATACCTATCGCCGGAGCAGGATTACACCCGCGACACAATCCCAACCGATTACGTCTGGGAACGCCTGCGTTACCGTCGCGACAGCCTCCTAGCGCAATCTGACTTCCGCATGATCCCTGACGCGCCGTGGGACCGAGAACCGTGGGAGGCGTACCGTCAGGCGTTGCGTGATCTGCCAGCGAACACGGTTGATCCGCGTACGGCGGTGTGGCCGGTGGCTCCCAGTGAGTGATTTTGAGGCTGGCTTGGCGGAGGGTTTCCGGCGCGGGTATCAGGCGGCGATGGACGCGGTGGCGTTAGCGGCCGAGGTTAAGACGCACACAGACAAAGAAACCATGGTGATGACATGACCTTCAACGCGCCCACCGACATTGTGCCGCTGGTGGTTATCGGTTCAGCGATGCTCGCGGGCATCCTGTGGCTTATCAAGGCACAGATCTCCATGCACCGCGCGTTTCAACCTAACGGCGGCTCATCGGTGAAGGATCAACTCAACCGCATTGAGGCCGAGGTCAAAGATGTGCGGCGCAAGGTGGATGAGCACATTACCTATCACCTGAACAACGACCTGTAAGCGCAACACAATCCCCCACCGCCTTCGGGCGGTTTTTTATTCCCTGCGGAGGCAAACATGTGGTCACTCGCATTCTGGAAAGACACCGCCGAGCGTGCGATACGCACGGCAGCTCAAGCCCTGCTTGCCCTATGGGGCACCCAAGTAACGGGCATCATGCAAGTGGATTGGACGCAAGCGTTATCCGTTGCAGCCCTCGCTG